GTGCCCCCGCCAGGCAGCGTGAGCGTCCCTGAGAGCGTGCCGCCGGTCAGGGGGAGGTGAAGGTCCGCGTACGCCTTGGTCGCGGCGTGCAGCGCCTGCGTAGGCGCCCCAGCGAGGGTCAGCGCCCCCGTCATGGTGTCCCCGGCCTTCTCGACGTAGTCGTCGAGCACCGGTGGCGGGATGCCGTTCACCAGGGCGGCCACCTCGTCGTAAGTCACCGCCTGATCGCCGGTGCCCCCGCCGGGGAGGGTGATCTGGCCGGTCATGGTGCCGCCGGCCAGGGGCAGGTAAGTCTCGTGGATGGTTCTCAGGTCTTCCGCCACCAGGCGGTGTGCAACCGTGGCACCGACGTAGAACGTCTGGGGGGTGGTAGCGTCCTGCCCGCGGGTGACATCGAAGACGTTGCCGGCCACCGCCGTGACCAGGCAGATCTCCCGCACCAGGCCATCCACCGACTCCAACGTAACGTGGAACGAGTCGCCACCGGTCAGCGCAGGAAAGCCCGCCGCAGAAAGGACCGTGATCTGCGTGGCGTTGCCATCAATCTGCGCAGCAAGCGTCGTGCTGGCGTTGTTCGCATACTTGAACATGATCAGCTCTCACAAGACGGAACCACGAGGAAGGCAAGGCAATCGACCTGGGTACGGCTTGGTACGTTCCCGTCGGAAAGCTCCGTGGTGATCAACAACGACACCGTGTACTCAGTGTCCTCCACGCCGCCAGTCACCAGTACCGTGATGGTTGCGCCGTCGACCGCAGCAGTGGCGTCGAACGTCGGATCCGTGGTGGGGACCACAGAGGGGGTGACGGTCAGCAGTACCTCGCCATCCAGCAGCCAGCGGGAGTAGTCGATGGTGTAGGTACGGGAATCCAGCGGACCAATGGTTTTACGTGCCAGGAGCATGGGCCACCTCACAGGGATAGCGGGTGATCAACAGGGTATCGGCAAGGCGCTCCACCTGCAGGCAATCAGCCTCCCGGTAGACGAACAGGGTGTGTTCTGCTTCGCGGTAGATGGGCGAGACGTCGAGCCAGCAACGAATGATCTCCAGCAGCTCGGGCTCACGCTCGAGATCGAGATCGTCAGGGTAGCGGATGATGAAGGTACCGCTGTCGAACGTGACGACGCGGCACGTGCCGTTTAGAAGGAACGAGTTTAGAACACAGCCATTGATGTTGGTCAGCGTGCCCACGGCGGGAACACCACCGGGGCATCAATGCGCGCGTAGCCTTTCCGCGCAACATCGCGGGCTTCTGCCACGCCGGCCATGAACCGCCGCCGATTGACGACCGACTCTGCCTTGTCCGTCCAAGGCTTCTGCGCCATGGACTGCATCTCACCGAGCACGCCGTAGCGGATGACCTCGTACCAGACGTTGCCGAGGTCGTCCGGGAACTCCTCGCAGCCCGGCATGGGCTTGAGCATGGCCGTCACTTCGAGGCCACGGGTGACGTCTTCGGTTGGTGTCGTATCCAGCTCGATGACGCCATTGGACGGCACGGAGAAGGTGTTGCCGCTGGCTTCGCGGTGCCGGGGGTAGTACGTCTGCCCGCCCCAGGACGCCTGTAGGACGTGCATGACGACGGTGTGTGCCTGGGGGTTGAGTTTGTAGGTCGGCTTGTCGGCCTTGATGTTGATGGCCGGCAGCTCGGCAATCCAACTGCCCGACTTGGCATAAAAGGAATCGATGACCGACTTCAGCTTGAGCTGCACGAACTCCCAGGTCGCCCCCGGCAGCTCGGCCAGCAGTTGGGCCTTCCAGAGGTCGAGAGACGTGCTCATATGGCCACCAGCGCCTGCTTGAAGCGCAGCAGGGCACCCTCGCTACGCTTGTCGAACTCGGGCCCGTCCTTCTCGGCTTCAGTGATCTGGGTGACGTAGTAGACCACCGCCATGAAGAAGCGGGCATCGAGCGGGAAGGTAGCACCGGCCGAGAAGTAGACCGGCTCGTAGTCGGAATTGACCCAAAGGTCTGGGCGGATCCGGAGAACCGCCTCCATGGCGCCGTTGTAGGCAGCCCGAAGGCGGCTGTCTGAATAGCGGTAGGGAGTCTGCTCGTCCTGCAGCAGCTCCCGTACAGCCGAAATTACATCGTCAACCGTCCGCGCCATTGATCAGCCCTGCCAGCAGATCATTCTCTGGCTGGGATGGTACCACATCAGGAACGGCCCGCTTGCGAGTCCGGGCCTCCTTGAGGCTCGGCAACTCGATCTCGGGCATGGTCGTCGGGGGAGCAAACGCCGCCATGCGGACGCTGTGCATCTCCTCTTCACTCATGAACTCGACGCCAGGCTCAGCCATGACGAGGTCGTACTCGGGCAGTCCGATCCAGCAGTCACGCGCCGGAATCAGCTGGCCTGTCTTCTTGTCGCGCAGTCGTTGTACCAAGGCCACCTTGCTTCTCCTGTTGTAGAGGTTGAACGCCGTTCAACCCAAAAAGGGGGTGGCCCCTATCGCCAGAGGCCACCCCAACCCGCCCGCTGAGGGTCTGTTAAGACCCTGCCTTCACCACACCTGCCGTAAGCAGCGTGCCATCCACAACCTTCGAGCCGTAGACCTTCAGGCCGCGCATCAGCGTACCAAAGGTCGACTCGGCGCGCAGCGTCTCCATCTTCACCAGCTGCGAAGCGAAGGTCAGGCCCTTCTTCACACCCGCGAAGACCTCGAACTCACCGGCCGCCAGAGAGTCAGCGACGCCCGCCGGCAGGAGGTTGGAGACGTACAACTCGAAACGATCGATCATGCCCAGACGGCCGTTGCGCAGCATCGAGACGCCGTCACCGGTGAGCGACGCATCGCGAAGCTCCGACCGCTTGATCATCGCCGCCATCCACGCCGGGATGACGAGATAGCGGCCCGACTGCGGCGCGTTCTGCTCGTCGAGCACCTGGCCAAAGCGGGTGATCAGGTCGACCACCTCAACCTCGCCGGAACCCGGCGCACGCGGCACCACAACGACCGGCGTAGACGTCACGCCGAGCGCCACGTTGCCCGAGATGCGGCCCGCGGTATTGCCCTTGTTGGCAGCCGCGATACCGGCATAGAGGGTGCGCAGCACCGCGTTGTCGACCGAGATCTTCAGCTGCTCGGACGCATCCTCGGCCCACAGCGACATCTGGTCGATGTCGGACTGGACCTCCATCACGTCGTCGAGCACCGTGTTCCAGTACAGGCCCTTGTCGATCAACAGCTCGACAACCGCCTTCGCCGGCCGCTCAACGGTCAGCGACTGCTCAGCCTCATAGGAACGGATGGTGATCGCCGGACGCTGGCGGATGATGACCTTGTCGCCCTGGTTCTTGATCTCGCCCTCATAGTCGGTGTTCGAGATCGCCGCCAGCACGGTCGCGTCGTAGAACTTCTCCAGCAGCTTACCCGACCAGATCTCGGGAATGAACGTGCCGGAATAGGCCGGGTTCGGAGCTGAGCCGGACCACGGGGAACCAGAAATAGGATAAGACATACGTTGTGCCCTCCACAGGCTTCAAAGAAACGTCACGCAGTCACTCGCCCTTCGTTAACTGCCCGCATGATCTGCCGCTCGATGGCGTCTTTCTGCTTCGGGTCGTTCTTGTACTTCCCGTCGCGGACGTCGCGGTAGAACGAGGCAATCTCACGTTGCGACCAATTACGCTCAGCTCCTTTGGGGGCACTTGCTGTTCCAGAGCGCCCGGCTCCAGGGGTCACCATGTCCTCCAGGTTTCGTTTCGCTTGTCGCGAACCGGTCTGCGAGGGTGGTGCCACAGCGTTACTTTCCCGCAGGAAGCCCCGGAAGAAATTGATGATGCGTGTGGCATCATTATTCACCGAAGCGTGGTCCAACATCTCCTGGCGAACAACCCCCGAGTAGGGATCCGGTTGCGCCAGCCAGTTCAAAAACTCCTGTGACTCGTTGATGCGGCGCCAGTCTGGCACCTCTTTTCCCAAGATGTCAAATAGTCCCTCGCGCTCGGTTTTGACAACGTGCTGATTGACGTTGCCAAGCTGCATCCGGAGCTGCTCGACTTCCTTGCGCAGGGCGAGAATCTCGGGGGTCACCGCCGCCTTGCCGGCGCGGCCCATCACATCAATCAAGTCGTCGCCGTACTCCTCAATTTCCTCTTCGGAAAGGAGCTTCGCCGGCGCGGCTTTCATGTCGTTGTCAGGGGTCGGCGCCGGCGGCGGCTGGGGCTGCGGCGCCGTCTGCATCTGCGCGATGAGGTTGCGCATGCCGTCGAGCTTGTTCTGCAGATCCCTGATCTGCTGGTGCAGCTTCGGTACCTCCGAGCTGTACTTGCCCGCCAGGGTGCGGTACTTCTCGGCGTAGTCCCCGCCCTCGTCTTCCTCGCCTTCCTGCCCGCCCGCGGGAGCGCCCTCGGCCCCCGTGAACTGCGTGTCGGCACCCGCTGGCGCCTGCGCTTCACCCTGCTCGGCGGCGCCCGCCGGCGGCGCCTCCGCGGCCGGTGCGGTGGGTGCCGGGGCGCCTTGCCCCGACACGTCCGCCTTCTTCTGCTCCTCCACCAGCTGCTGCTGGATCTCGTCTGCGCGCTGCGCGGCCTTCTTGACTTGCAGGGGTACGTTCATGGTTTTGCCTCTGAGGTGATGTAGGCAAGGATCTCGTCATACGCCTGGACTTTGCCTTGGGCGATCTGAACCATGTCCTTGCCGAGGTATGCCAGGCGCTTCCGCAAAGCCTCGCGTTCCTGTTCCATCGGAGCGACTACGGCATCCTGGAAATCCGGGTTGTTTCGTAGCCTTGCGAGGGTCGCGGCCAGCATTCCTGACGCCTTGTTCACACCCCTCCCCCCTGCCGCTG